GCTACTATTGGTGTCATAGATGCGGCAACCGCTCCTATTTCTGCGCTTGCAAGTGCAGCAAAAAATCCGGTTGTGCAAGGGGCATCGTTGATCGGTGCCAGTTTCGGTGTGGCAGAATCGGTTAATTCCTTCCAGGACTTCGAGTCTATGATGTCACAGGTAAAAGCTATATCCGGCGCAACAGGACAGGAGTTTGATGATCTGACCGCAAAAGCACAGGAGATGGGCGCAACGACCAAGTTTACGGCTACAGAATCAGCTGAGGCGTTTAATTACATGGCTATGGCAGGATGGAAGCCACAACAGATGATTGATGGTATATCCGGTATTATGAGTCTTGCAGCAGCATCTGGCGAAGACCTTGGTACGACTTCCGATATTGTGACAGATGCGCTGACAGCTTTCGGATTACAGGCGGGTGATGCAGGGCATTTTGCTGATGTTCTTGCTCAGGCGAGTGCCAATGCCAACACAAATGTGTCAATGCTTGGAGAATCGTTTAAATATGTCGCTCCTGTTGCTGGCGCTATGAATTACAGCGTTGAAGATACATCTCTTGCGCTTGGTTTAATGGCAAATGCAAGTATTAAAGGTAGCATGGCCGGTACCGCACTTAAAACATCTTTGGCAAATATGGCGGCACCTACAGACAGCATGGCAGCAGCTATGGATAAATACGGAATCAGCCTTACAGATTCTGAGGGAAACATGAAATCCCTTCGAGGAGTAATAGATAATCTTCGAGGAAGCTTGGGTGGACTTTCTGAGACTGAGCAGACAGCAGCAGCTTCAACCATTTTTGGAAAAGAGGCCATGGCCGGCATGTTAGCAATCATCAACGCCAGTGAAGAGGATTACAACAAGCTGAGCACAGCAATTGGCAATTCAAAAGATGCGGCAGAGGGAATGGCTGACACGA